CGGCATCTCCGCCCTTTTTATCGGCCTCCTGGCGTGGCTCCACAAGCGCGACTCCAACAAGCTCAAAGCCGAGCGCGATGCGGCGCGGGCCGACGCCACAACGCAAGGCATCAGGGCAGAGGCAAAAACGGTAGAGGCTGAAAACCTCCAGGCACAACAAAGACGTGAGGACGCAACCAATGCGGCTGATAGCAATACTCTGCGTGATAAGCGCAACAGTCTTTTTAAGTAGTTGCGCCTCCAAGCCCGTTCCTATTGTCGTTACCCCGGCAATAGATATTCCGACGCGGCCTGCAATGCTGCCCGTCAACTGGATTGATCTTGAGGCCGGCGAGGTGGTGATGCCTGCTGAAAATCTCCACGCCCTCACGGATGGATACATGCGGAACCTGATTATCAACATAGGCCGCAAAGATACGCACATCGAAATTCTGGAAGGCGTGATCAGGGCAATCGGGGGAGCGCAATGAGCGGGTGGCCTGGGCATGAACGGCGAAAGGGTGAGCCGGATTTTCGGGATGAAATACATACTATAGCTGTCCTGGTGCGGGATCAGCAGCGCTTACATGCAGATGTGCTGAACGGGGTTCACGAACTTGCCGTTAAGCTCGAAACTTTGGTCGCTGCTCTCAATGAACGCTGCCCGCAACGTGAAAAGGACATTCAGAGACTGGCCGATGCCGTTGCCGCGCTTATCAAGGATAGCAAGGAGAGAGACACTAAAATGTCAAACCGGGTCACTGGCATTGAGACCGTCAAGCATAGAGTCGGCGGCATCTGGCTGGTGCTCGGCGGGACACTGACCTTTCTCGCGGGGCTTTTGGCCATGTGGATCGGCAAACAGTTTTAGGAGCGCATAATGTCCATAACCATGCCCCTTGATTCCGAAGCCGCCCGGCGTTTGCTGGGCGATCTTGGCCGCGCCTTTGCCGCCTTCCCCGGCGAGTTGGAGAAGGTTCTGGTCATGGCTCTGAACAAAACGCTGGTCGGCTCCCGCACCCAGGCGGTCAGGCTCATCACCGGGCGCTATGCCGTCAAGGCTGGCGAGGTAAAGCGCAAGCTGGTGGAACGCAAGGCCTCTCGCAACAGCCTGTACATCCGCCTGTCGGCTACCGGCAGGCCTATCCTGCTTTCCCGTTTCAACGCCCGGCGTAAAGACGTAAAGGGCAAGCGCTCCGCCTACACCTACCAGCGCGGCGGCGCTACCGTGTCCGTGGGAGCAAGCGGGCCGCGCAAGTACCGGGCCGTTGAGGTCCAAGTACTCAAGTCCGGACGGCGCAAACTGGTAAAGGGCGCTTTTTCCGGCAAGCCGAAGAACGGCGTGGAAATGATTTTCAAGGGTAAGGGCGAGGGCAAGAAGCTGGAAGTTCTGCGCGGGCCGTCCCTGTTTTCCTTCCTGGCCCAGCCGCAAGTAAAGAACCTCATACTGGCGACCGCCACGGAGCGTCTGGAGCGCGAGTTGCGGACGGCAGCGGCGCATCGCCTTTCCAAATTAGTGAAGTGAGGCAGGCATGAACGTACTTGATCAGATGGAAAGAGACCTTGGCCGGGTGATGGACGCGCCCCACGGCGATTCCATTTTCATATCCATCCTGCCGGAAGGCGAGCCCCGCGTGACCAATATTCCCGGAAAGTTTGACGCCGCCTATATGCCGGTCAACCCCGGCTCACAGGCGACCGTTTCCAGCGCCGCGCCCACCGCCTTTCTACGGCAGCAGCAGTTGGAAGGTGTCCTGAGCCGCGAGTTGACCAAGCGCGACCGACTGCGCATTGCGGGCCGCACCTATAAGCCGGTGGAAATCATGCCCGACGGCTTCGGCCTGATCACCATCCGCCTGCAGGTATCGTCATGAGCGCTGTCCACCCTCGCACCCTCATCCGTCATGCCGTGGTGGTCGTTCTGAAAAAGAACCCCGCCGTCATCGCTATCTGCGGACAGCGCATTTTCTCCAACCGTCAGGACCCCTGGGACGAAAGTGAACTGCCCGCTATGGGCGTGTACCAGACCTCGGAAACACCCCTGGAAACGGATATCAGCCCGCCCCGAGACGAACGGAGCCTGGACCTCTCCTGTGAAGTCCTGGCCCAGGCCGACGAAAAATTGGAGGACATCCTGGACGCCGTGTCCCTGGCTCTTGAACGGGATCTGGATCTGAAAGTCATCGGCGCGGAGCTGGGCGAGGCGGACACCTTGCTGGAAATCAAATTCACCGGCTTTGAGTTGGGCCTCGCCGATGACGGCAACCGCCTGGTCGGTGTGGCCATCGTGAATTTCACTCTGGACTACGAGATGCCCAAAGTTCTGCCGGAGGCGGCGGAGTTCCGCCAGACCAAAACCGGCTGGGATCTGGCCGGATCAGACCCCGACCACATTGACGCCAAAGATATTACCACCATGCCCGGTTGGGAGAACCCCTAGCCGCCAGGAAGGCGGCTTCGCCCTGTCTCGGGCGGGAAGGCGACGGCTACGAGGCGCGATTCACTCGCGCCGAAGTAACGAGCCCGACAGGGAGTGTCCCTACAGGAAGTAGGGGCCGACCGTCATCTAAGAGAAGAAGGAGGACGCATGAAGAAAGTTTTATACATCAAGCCCGCCGAAGGCCTGACCATCCCGGACCCGGCAAGGGGCCGCCATCTGCCGAGCTACGGCGACAGTGTGGAAGATGGCGCATACTGGCGTCGCCGTCTGCGTGAGGGGTCCGTGCTGGAAACCACCAAAGAAGCTGTAGAAGCCGGCGCGGCCGCTGTCGAAAAAGCCCGCCTGGAAGCCGAAGCCAAGGCAGCCGCCGAAGCTGCGGAAACAGCCGCACAGGATGTGCGGCCCGCCTTGTCCCAGGAGGTAAGTAGCTCATGAGCCAGATCGTTTTCCCCAGCCTTGCTGATGATGTGCGCGTTCCCTTCGCGTATGCGGAGTTTGACGGCAGCGGCGCATCCGAAGACCTGTCCCTTAACCCCTTCAACGTTCTGATCTCCGGCCAGATGCTCGCTGCCGGTACAGCCGAGCCGTACCAGGTGTACCGGCCCATGAGCAAAGAGCAGGGGCAAAGCCTGTTTGGCCGTGGTTCCATGCTGGCCAGGATGGTGGAGTGTTACCTCGCGGCCAACCCCAAAACCAGAATGATGGTCATTCCCACCAGGGATGCTCCGGTCGGCGTTGCGGCCTCCGGCAGCATTCATTCTGAGGGGGTCGTGACCAGCGCTGCGCCCCTGAACCTCTATATCGGCGGGCAGCGCGTGCGGGCAGCGACCCGTCACGGCACGACTGCCTCGGAAGCGGCCATTGCCCTGCGTGATGCCGTCAATGCCGCGCCGGATCTGTCCGTCACCGCCCGCACCGAAGACGCCACCGTGGTACTCACGGCCAAACACAAGGGCGAGTGCGGCAATGACCTGGACCTGCGCTGGAATAACAGGGACGAAGTCAGCCCGGAGGGCTTAAGAAGCACGATCGCGCCCATGTCCGGCGGGGCCGGAAACCCGGAAGCCGAGGAAATCATCGCCAGCATGGGGTCCGATCGCTACCACATGATCGCCTGGCCCTGGCGGGACAAGGCAAATATTGACGTGCTGAAAGAGGAAATGGACTCCCGCTGGGGACCGCTCCGTCAGATCGACGGCCAGGTCATTGTGGTGGCGCCGGGCAATTTCGGCCAGGCCGTGACCTACTCGGGCAGCCACAACAACAAACACCTCACGGTACTGCCCGGCGAAGGCAGCCCCACCCCGAGCTGGGAGGACGCGGCCGCCAGTATGGGCATCCTGGCCTATTACGGCAACCAGGACCCGGCCCGTGGCTTCCTCACGCTGAAAATCCCCGGTGTGGCGGCCCCGCACCGCAGAGACCGCTTTGAGGACTTCCCGGAGCGCAACCAGGGCCTGTTCGAGGGCCTGTCCTCCCGCTACGTGGACGCGGACGGCAACGTCTGTTTCTCCAATGTCATCACCACACACCGCATCAATCCCCTCGGCGCTGAGGACAAGGCATTCTTGTCCCTGAACTCTCCGCTCACCCTCTCGTACCTGCGCTACGACTGGAACAACTATCTCAAGCTCAAGTACCCGCGCTGGAAGCTGGTCGGGGATGAGGACGGGAATCTTTACGGCACGAGCGCAATGGTTATGACCCCCAAGCTCGGAAAGTCCGAGGCTATCGCCCGTTTTCAAAGATGGCTGGAAGCCGCCTATGTCCAGGGCAGCGGACAGTTCAAGCGTGATTTGCTTACGGCCCGCAACCCCCGGAACGAAAACCGTCTGGACTGGTTCATGCGCCCCCACGTGGCCAACCAGTTCAACATTGCCGGAACGCTGATCAAGCATCTGGTGTAACGGAGAAAATGTATGAGCAAAAACAAAAACCGTCGCGCCGGCATCATCTACGTCAAGGTCAACGGTGGGCTTGTCGAGGCCAAGGGCGCGTTTACCTACGGCCTCGGCAGCCACAAGCGGGAACACATCGCGGGTGCTGACGGCATACACGGATTCAAGGAAACCCCGCAGGTGGCCTTTATCGAAGGCGCAACCACGGACAGCGCGGACCTTGATCTCAAAACCCTGCGGGAAGCCGACGCCGAAACCGTCACCCTGGAGCTGAACAACGGCAAAGTCATCACCCTGTCCGATGCCTGGTTTGCCGCCGATGATACGGCAAACACGGAAGAGGGTGAAATCCCGGTGCGCTGGGAATCCAGCCATCCGGCTGTGGAATCGTAGGGGGAGCCATGTACGAGTTTGAACCGTACACCATCGAGTTGAGCAAGCCCGTAAAGAACGGGAGAGAGGAAGTCACCGAACTGGTTTTCAATCGTGAGCCAGTGGTCGAGGACATGCGCAAGGCCGCCCTCGCACCTTCTCAGGTCGATCAGATAGTTACCGTTGCCAGCCGCATCACCACTCTGCCTCCCTCGGTTATAGGGCAGTTGGCTATCCGTGATTTTGCCAAGGTGAGGGACTATTTGAAACCTTTTTTCGACGATGGCCTGGAGACTGGAAGCGAGGGCTCGGAATCCTAGCCGTCACCTTCCGCTGGTCGCCGGACATATTATTGAACCTGACCCTGGATGAGCTGGAATTCTGGTACGAGCGCGCTGAGGAATTGCAGCCGGAAGATGAATAGCCATGTCACAAAAAAAGCAAGCCCGTTTTGAAATGAGCATCGGGGCGATAGACAAGTTCTCCGCCCCTTTCCGCCGTTTCAACCAGCGCATGGAGGAATCCACCAAGGGTATGCGCCGCTTCGGGGCTGCTTCGCGCACCTTGGGGCATGAGGCGGGCTTTGGCAAAATCACCTCATCCGTCAAAGGGCTTTTTGGCTCCCTGGGGAACGTGCGCAGCGAGGCGCTCCGGCTCACGGGTTGGGTCACCGGATTGGTGGGTAAATTCTCGCTCCTGTTCGGCGCGGCTGGCGGCGGCTTTCTGGCCCTTGCCAAGAGTACCGCCAATGCCGGAGATGCTGCGGCAAAATCGGCGCAGCGGGCCGGAGTCGGCGTGAAGGCCTGGCAGGAATGGGCTCATGTCGCCTCCATGTCCGACCTCTCTGCCGAAGAAATGCAAAGAAGCCTGCGCAAGGTGTCGGACCAGTCCATCAAAGCGGCCACCGGCGGCAAGGAGGCCTCTCTCTGGTTCCGCCGGGCCGGAATCAGCGTCAGGGATGCCAACGGCCACCTCAAGTCCAACGAACTGCTCATGATGGAAGTGGCCGACAGCGTCAAGGCCTTGACCGATGCCGGGCAAACGCAAAAGGCCCTGGACCTGGCCGAAGGCATTCTCGGCAAGGGGTACGGCGCAAAGTTGCTGCCCATGCTCAACTCCGGGGCCGCCGGCATCCGCGAGATGCGCGAGGAAGCTCACGAACTGGGGCTGGTCCTGGGCGAAAATGCCACAGAAAACTCCGAAGCCTTCAACAATGCTCTGGCCAGAGCCAGGGGAGCCCTGCGCGGCCTCGGCTTCACCATCGGCCAGGAGTTTTTGCCCCTTGGGACCGAACTGCTCGGCCAGTTCAAGGAATGGATTGTCCTGAACCGCGCCCTGATCCAGAGCAAGGTCAAGGAGTGGGTGGTGGGCTTCCAGGCCTATTTGCCCACGCTGAAAGAAAACTTTTTCAAGGTCACCGGCGCGGTCGGCAATCTGTTCGAGCGGGTGGACCGTTTCGCTTCCGCCATCGGCGGTTGGGGCAATTTTATTACCATGCTGGGCGCGATCATGGCCGGGCCGTTCCTTTTGTCCATTCTTGGCGTCGCCAAGGCTTTTGGCGCTCTGGGTATAGCCATGATGACCACGCCCATCGGCTGGTTCCTAGGGGGCATTGCGGCCATCGCGGGCGGGGCCTATCTCATCTACAAGAATTGGGAAGGAATCAAGGAGTGGTTTTCAAAGCTGTTTGACTTTGACCTCTTTGCTCAGGGCAAGGAGCTGATCGGCTCTTTCGACCTTGGCATCTCAGAGAGGTGGGAAGGGCTTGTCCGGGGCTTCAAGGATAAAATCAAAAATTTCACTTCCTGGATGCCCGACTGGGCCAAGGAGAAGCTGGGCATATCCGGTCCCGGCAATGATGGTTCCGGTCCGGCATCCGCGCCGTCCGTTTTTCAGGGTGAACCGCTCGGCGCTGCGGCTATGGGTGCCAGGATGCAGGAAAGCACGGTCACCAAGGTTGAACGCGATGAGATAAATCTCAACGTGGTTCTGCCGGAAGGCGTGCAGGCGTACACCTCTGGCGGCAAATCCGACAACCTGGAGATTTCCGGGGCCTATGTCGGCGTGCAAGCGTGGTGATGTGATGACCGATACCAAGCTCTACCCGGCCTCTTTTCGCGGTGTTCCCTTCGGCGTCCGGGCCTCCAGGCGCGGCCTCGGACGCCGGACCGTGGTGCATGAATTCGTGCAGCGTGACGATCCCTACGTTGAAGACCTGGGAATGCTCCCCCGCCGTTTTACCCTGGACGCCTTTGTGGTGGGCAAGGATTGGAAGTCCCGGTCCGATGCCCTGGAGAAGGCTCTGGAGGAAAAAGGCCCCGGCACCCTGGTCCACCCCTGGGCCGGGGAGGTCACGGTTTCCCTGGCTGGCGAAGCCACCATCCGCGAAGGCCTGGACGTGGGCGGCCTGCATGTCGTTTTTTCCATCCCCTTTGTCAAAGACTCCGTGCCCGATTCCCCCACGGCCGGTCCGAACATGGCGGCCGGGGTTTCCATGTCCGCCGCTGCGGCTGCCCTTGCTTCCGGCTCGTACCTGGACGCCGCCCTTTCCCTGGCCGGAGAAGGCAAGCTGGTAATCGCCGAGCTGCAAGGAGGCATTGCGCGGGCCATGAGCACGGCCAGGGCGGTCATGAACGGCGATCTGAGCGCTATTGCAGCCGTAGTTGACGCCACAGGTCTGCTCCCGCCCGCAACAATCACCAAGCTCCTGTCCGCGAGGTCGCTCGGTCAGACGCTCTATGGCCAGTTTCGCAGTCTGACCGC